ATACCAAAGGACCCAATCCGGCGCGTACTCGTCCTCGATGGCATCCTCCCACGTTGCGTATTTTTCCACACGCTCCAGGTCCTGCCTGCACGCCCCGGCCGCCCGTGCTTTTTCCACCAGTTCCTTTAAGTTAGGCTTCATGCTTTCCTCCCAGCATTTCACAATGTTTTGCAAATCGGTTTATATTAGTCCAAATTTTGCCACGCTTGAACAGGTAAAATATACATCGTGGACAATGATCGTGAGATGTGAAATAATCGTCAATGTTGGCGCTTACGGAAATAATAAATTTTTCCGTAAAAAAACCATGATACATCTTGCAATGATATAAGTCAAGAACTATTGCGATATCTTTGCAAACTTGCGTAATGAGAAACACTCGCCCACCTGCATCACAAATGGCCCTCATGTTTGCTCGCTGCAAGGCTGTTGCAGCCCGCAGTAAGTCCTTTTGTTTATTTACATGGTTTATTTTCACCTCAGCTAAAAACGCTTGCGAACGGTTGACTACAAATAAATCAGGTCGCCCGGCGGTGGCAGCAGTGCCCCGCAATTTCCATATTAACGTGTGTTGGTCGTCATGTTGCCATGATCGTTTTAATTCGTTGACGAACTTTGTTTCAGGCTTCATTTGTTTCCTCCTTTATCCCGTTTATAAATCAGCAATATAATGGATGGCGGCGCGTACACTCTCGCTTAGAGCAACTGTTATTCACCGAATTGGTTTTAAATTTTTGCCGCCATCCATCAGCAGAAATGGTGCATAGCAGACCTTCTAAATTAATTCAGCCTGTTATGCAATTCAATCATATGCATCGCCTCCTTTCTTTAATTTCCATTTTCCAACTCCTTTTGTATTTCAATCAACAATTGTGTAAATCGTGGCGTCTTGCGGTATGTTGTGTTTGGTTTGCGCAACGCCCGGTTTTTTCTTAAAAAACTTAAAAGTTCTTTCGCATCCTGCCTGTCACCGTTTACCCAGTCTTCCGCGTCATTTAATTGAATGTATCCCTTGCCCAGCATTTCACCAACTGAATTGGCGCCCAATGCTCTTACTTTTTGCTTTACTTCCAACTCGTTATCAATTGTATTTTGTTTAAATTGATGGTTACTGTAAATATCATAGCCCATAGATTTTTTAACGAACGACGCAACAAGCACGTTATATGCTGCTTCAATATGTTTATCATTTACAATTATCTCATCACCGGTTTTGGTGGAAAACACCATACCGGCAATAGCAACAGATATCCTGGCAAGTTTAATGCGCTGCTCACTCGGTTCGACGAGCGGGATTGACGCGTGAAACTTTTTGGCCAACTCCGTCGCGCTCCACAAAACCAGCTTTTCAGCGTCATTAGTAAATATCACCTGTTCCGGTTGTCTGGACCATATCCACCGTACACGGTTGGAGCATGCATCCCGGTTATATTTATGCGTTACTTCACTGCGTTTTAATTGGTTAATCTGTTCTGGTTTTATTTCGTCACTTGCCAACGTTACAACAAAATCAAACCGGGCTATGTCTTCTGCTTTACCTATCAGATCGCGTACGGCATGGATGCCCATTGAATATTCACTTACAGTTAAATTCTTTCGCGGGTTGCTCATGATGACAAGTCGAACCCTTGACATTGTTTTCTCAGTTTGTATTTTGGTTATTTCAGCAACGCCACTTGCCCGGATACCCGACAGCCGTTCAATCTCCTCAGTGCGCATACCTGAAAACTCGTCTAGGATTACCAATCCGCCGTCATTTAGTGGTAACTTCCCCCACGCAATCATTTTACGGTTGCCGACAATATTGATACCGCCGACAAGCCCTGCATAACTTAAATTTTCAGCACCCACCATTTCACCCGCCCTGAAGTGTGATTGAATAGCAAATGCGGTGTCAGATTTGCCACAACGCGTGTCACCCAGTATAAGCGTTTCAACCCATCCGCGCCGTACATCTTTGTTTTGAAATTTAAACCGCAACGCGCTATGATACGCCAGGTCGAAAGCCATCAACATGTCATTACGACCGTAAATGAATGTTACATTTTCACTTAAATCAGTATGAATTTCTTCGATTTTATCGAGAATACCTTGTCCTTTTTCTGGTTTAAATATCTGTAATTGATCCATAACATCTTTAGTTAGGTTGAAATTCTCGATGGCAGATACAGTCGGTTCAGCCTGTTGCGCCAGGTGCACAACATGGTGTGTTGCCGGGTGCGGTGTTGTGTGTCCTGTGAATCTATAAGGCCGGTTGGTTTCGGCTATTCCGTCCACCAGTATCGCACGCCTCGACACATAAGGTCTACCAATTTCGCTCTCGAAATTAATGTCAGGTATCAACATTAAGTCCTCGACGTTCTGGCTTGATAATGTCTCTGCTCCCCACGAGGTGCATTTAGATGGAATGTCCGCCATGCGGCGATACACGCCACGCGCCTGAAATTGTGAACATCCTACTACTTGTAAAATTTCCGGATCATACGGACCTATATCTATTTCGACACTGCCGGTGTCGATCAGCCCGCAAACATTACATAGCTTCACGGTGGTAGCCGACTGGCAGAACACCTTTACGCGTTTAGGAATTAAATATGGCTCAGTATCTTTTCCTGCCACAATAGCAATGAAACGCTGTTTCACTGAAGCGTTTACGGCCATCGACGCATCTTCAAGATTCATATCTACAGGCTCCATTTTGGCAATACGCTCCCGTTCTTTAACCGATGGCACATACAGATCAGTGTTATCAATTAACTTTTTCAAGTCGTCAGCTGTTGCGCCTTGTTTTATATAATCGGTTAAGTCGCCGTTTTCAGGTTCTTCAATTGGTAATTTTACATTCTTTACTTCAGGGCAAATGCGAGATAAAAACCGTACAACCTTGTTTGCAGCCTTCACCCCAACATCATCAACGTCAAATATCACGGCTATTTTTTTATCCAAAAGCGCCGACAAATTGTCCGGCTTTAACGAACCGGCGCCGCCCGTGAACGCTGCCGCATTAAATCCTAATTGTTGTGCAAGTATCGTGTCAGGTTCACCCTCACATAATAATATAAAATCGCCGGTCAGTGCGTTTGCAGGAAACAGGTCCATGCGTGTGCCCAGTCCCTTAGCCCAACTCATAAATTTTGCATTACCTTTTTTCGCAACGTCATACAGGCGAATATTTAAAAGAATGTTATCACGGCTGTAAATTGGTATAGTTATGTAATTATTTTTTAAACCAAGCTTGAAATTTTTAATAGTTGTTTTATTCCATTTACGATGCGTTTTTAAATAATCAACTGCCTTTTCGTTTTTCAATAGCGCCTTGTGTGCCTTTTCAACGTCCGCCTCAGTCGGCGCGTTTGACGGGCGGCCTGACTTTTTAGGTGTATCTGATTTCTTCGGCTTGTTAGGTAATAATCCACGCTCTTTTAAAAAATTGTATGCGTTGCCGCCCCTGCCGCAACTGAAACATTTAAACCGTGTACGTTCCTTGAATACGGTTAAATTAGGCGTGTTTTTATCGTCGTGGAAAGGACAAAAAGCACGAACAATATCACCCATTTTTTTGGGCCGGTCCAAGTGGTGATCTTCGATAATATACTTATCAGACATTCAAATCCTCATTAATGATTTAAAATACCTGGGCGGCTATTAAACCGCCCATTGTTTTTATTTAAATGATTCAGTATCAAAAGAATCGTCTGAGATTTTATCAGGCGACTCGTCAAAGTCCTGTGCCACGATGCCTTTGTTGTATGCGGATTTTATCATCGTGTAAATATCAGCATAGGCCTCAAGGTTCGAGTTTAGTCCGGCAGGACGTACCGTGTAAATGTAGAATTTTCCCTTGTCATTCTTGATGTATTCTTTGCCGATTTCATATTTAGCATAACACCACGGCATGCCAGGTTTAGATGTTGCTAAAGTTATAAGCTGTTGTCCTGTTTTATAACTCGATTTCATCATTGTTATAACGAATGGGATGGAGTTTTCAGGGTCGTCGTCGGCGAAAAGCGAAATGAACTCATGTACTGCTCTACACCTCGGTGGTTCGTTGTTCACCCAGCTCGCTGCATAATTGTACTCACACTCGTTACATGTGCCGTACATCCTACCGGTTTTTCCATCACGAGAACTGCACTCTACTGGGTCGCCAGGCTCGTCAGGGAAAAGAACGGCAGCTTTGTTGTAAAATAATGGTATGATGGTAATCGGCGCTTCATAGGTTTTCATTGTGATGTTGTTTAAAAACTGTCCTGGTCTTGGCGCTGTTTTGTCTTCTGGATCAACACATTTCGACATCTCCTGAACGATACCTACCCTGGCTAAGATGATGTCTGATGTGTCGACATTTTCCATGCCAGCAGCTACACCACTTTTGTCCGGCTTAAACACGTCCGGCAACTGGTCTGTTGTTATTTTTGCTATAGCCGTTTCTTTGGTTGTTTTCTTTCCGTTTTTAGACATTGGGTTCCTCCCTAGTTGTTACGTCTCATTGAGACATAAACCGTTGCGTCTGGTTTTAGTTCTACTCCGGCAGGCCATGTGCTTGGGTCCAGCAAATCACATTGATTTTCGATGAACGATTTTAAAGTTGAATGGTGAACATACAACTTTACAGATTCAGGATCGTCGATCATCTGTTGTTTCATTTCATCAGTCACCAGGTGTGGTGCAATGTGCAATTTTCCTAGCGACTCCTCGCCACGACTCTCAAGCCACAAGAAAAACTTTACGTTATTTAATATTTTTGGATTGGATAACGTCTTCTTTTTGATCTTGGCTGCATCGTCTACCGCGAATTCGTCCAGGCCAGCCTCGTCCATTTTTTCACGCGCCAGTCTTTTTAATGCATAATCGTTCTGCTTCCACGCGTCGTCAACCTCTTCAAAAAATTTGCGCATCAATTTTACCTGTACCAATTCTTCAGCGATTTCGCCGAGTGTCATCTTGTCATATAACTTTTTTCTTTCCTTTGTTGCTTCGATTAGTTCCAAATCCCGTTGTCTGATTTGTTCGGCCTGCATTGGTTTCTCCTTTCGCGTCCTGCGAGTAAGACCTTACTTGTTCTTTTTGTTTGTTTTTTTAGTTGATTTTTTCTTCGGTGTCGGCATGCCCTTTTTACTATCCTTCACGTCGGATATCAAGCCGAACTCCACTTTACCGTTTTCGTCGCCGAGTGGTAACTTACCTTGACGCATGTTTTTAGTTTCGATTAGTACAGACAGTGTGTTGTGCAACGAATATGTTATTTCGTTTACAAGCTGCTTTTCTTTCGGGTCATTTATGCTAGCCTCACGAATAGGCATAGCTGCAACACTGCCCTTGATGACGAAACCCACAGAATCATCACGTCTTTTAAATGTCAAACTTACCAAATCGGCATCGATAATCTTTACTTCCTCTGCCATCACTCTTTACCTCCTTTCTTAAAAATGTATATACGGCTTAAAATTATGCCGATGAAAATGTAAACAATGCAACAGCTTATAGAAAAGAAAAGGAATATTAAGTAAACCAATTCAAATATCAACATCATCTAAAACCTCTACGTCCTTTATATTGACATTATACGTTTCGCCTTTATACTCGAAAACGTAAATTGCAATACTACGCCTTAGCGTCTTTAGAATTATCCACCTAAATTCCGCGTTGTGTTCGGTGCCTACAAGCTCTTCAGGCACGCCGATAATGCGCAACCTGGCATCATCTTTTATTCTAATTCTCGTCATATTTGCCTCCTGGGTGGTATTATCCAACTGTTCTTAATCGTTATTTTCCACTCTGGGTTTATTTCAATTATTACATGATTTTTGCGCACCTCAACTATAGTACCGGTAGTTTTTAAACCGCGAATGTTGCCATAAATAGATTCGTCAGGTACTTGAAATTGTACATGTTCGTTTTTAAAGCAGTACATCATCATCCTCCCATTCGTCTAAGTCATGTTTTTTTATATTTACGCCCAACACGTCTTTTATCATGTTGGCAATCTCACCTTTTTTATGTATGCTGTTAAGTATTTTTTCATCGATAGTTTTCGCGGCAATTATATCAACAATTGTTACCGATCTCGTCTGTCCTATCCTGTGTGCTCTGGCTTCAGCTTGTACCCTGTCGCCGTACCTGTAATTATTTGAAACGAATATCATAGCCGTGGCGCGTTGTAGGTTTATGCCAGTGCCTAGAGATTGTGGGTTGGCGATTAACACGTCTGACTTGCCGTTTAAAAAAACGTTCGCAGCTGTAATGTGTTGACCTTCGGTATGTTTCGAACTGACCGCCACACCCATTTTTTGCAACTCAACAGTTAATTGTATTAGCTCATAATCAAACACCGTCCAGATAACGCACTGTCTACCACTCAGGTCGCCGGTGGTTAATAATTCCACAACGGTTTTGCGTTTGGTGTTGCCAACTTCATGGACCTGTTTCTTACCTATAATTTTTTCGTAATATGAAAAACCGCAACTAGCTTGCGCCATTTTTGTTATTTTAGCTAATGCATTTGTTATAGGCATATATTCGTTTGTGCCAACATCCATCAACGCTTCTTTTTTAATCAGTTCGTAATGACGATGTTCATTTTGATTTAAACTCACGAATCGCTGTTGATAGATTTTTGGTGGCAAGTCAATTGCAACATCTTCTTTCTTGATAGATACAACATATGGCTTTATTCGATCTAGTAAATGGTCGGTACGTTTATACCCTACAATCTGTTTTCCTTCAAATCCACCCATTACAGCATAACGGTTGCGAAACGCCCACCAGCTTTCTGGTAGGATGTTTTCATCTACAAATCTTATCTGTGAGTATAAATCCATCGGACCGTGTAAAATCGGTGTGCCGGTTAACGCATATCCTATCTTAGCACGTCGGCGCATTTCGTGAGCGGCTTTAGTACGCTTTGCCTTAAAATTTTTAATATATGCGCTTTCGTCGGCAATTACTGCATATAGGTGCAGTTTGTTTTTTTTCAACCACTCAACGATTTCAACTGCCTGCTCGTAATTAATAAGTAATATCGTAGGCCCATACCGTAAGCCGTTTAGTGCTACTTCTCTTTTTGCTCTACGCTTGCGTGCAGACAGGCCGACAGTTGAATAGATATTTATATCAGGCCGCCACTGCTCAGCCTCATTTAACCAAGTTAAATGGGCGCTGATTGGACACATAACAACATTCAGACATCGAGTAAGTGGAATGCATTCATAAACCGAACGAGTTTTCCCCAAGCCCATCTCTAAAAACATGGCAAGGGACTTTTCACGTCCACGCGTGACGCATTCGAGTTGATGAGGGTATAATGGTTTATTTTCCACGATTGTTTTTTCTTGATAGTCGTGCAATTTTGTTGCGCTTACGATTTTTAACGGACGGTTCGCGTTTTAACGTTTCGTACTCGTGAATTCGAGGCTGCGTAATGCCGGTCATGGCGGACAGGGTAGATTGGGTTAGGCCCTGAATATGCCGATGGTACATAAGCGGATGCGTGATTGCAACGTCATCGGAAACTTCATCGACGAATTCTTCGGCGACGGCGCGGGGCAGGCCCGTCCGCGAGACGAGCTCTTCGATCATCGATAGCCTATGCCATTTTTTTTGACGGCCGATCCGGACGGTGAGGTGCTCGTTGTGGTCCCGCTCATCATCGGTCATTTCTTTTTTCACCCGTTCACACTTTTCGCGATATTCGCCGAGTTCTTTCTTGGCGGCCTGCCACCCGGCCCACTCGTCATCGGTCGGCTCCCGGGCCGTTGACGGATCGTCGTTTTGAACCACAACGAAACGTTCACGATCGCCCGGCAGATTCACATTGAAATACATCATCCAGCCGTCTGTCAATTCCATCCACGGTGTCCAAACCTGGAAGCCGGTTTTTGGGTCGTGGGCTTTTAAATCGATTTTCATGGTTTTCTCCTTTTTTTTTTAAATTAAGCCATCATGAAACTGCCATCGGCTTCATCGATTATCATCATCCTGAAATTAAAGCCGATGAAATTCCTGAATTCTTCGCACTTCTTGCCAAGAATCCAACAAGCCACTTTCGTAAAATCCACGCCCGCCTCGATCTGGCTCTTCGGCAGCCAGGTCTTGAAGGTCTTGGTGGCGCCGGTCGGCGTGATGTACGGGATTTCGGCCTGGATTGCTTTTTCGGTTTCGCGGATTTTGTTGATTTTGAGGCTGATCATTTCCATTTTCTTTCTCCTTTTTCCAAGAGCTTGTCCAGCTCCACACCTAAAGCATCCGCTATCTTTTGCGCTGTTTCTACCATCATACCCTTTTCGCCGTTTTCATAAGCAGAAATGGCGCTTTGTGCAATGCCGGCGCGTGCTCCAAGTTCGAGCTGCGACCATCTTTTTAGTTCGCGGTAGTGTTTGATCCTGTTTTTCAATTGTTTTTCATCTCCTTCTTTTTTCACTATATACGTTAAATGATACTATGATAATATACTATCATATATAGCCTGTCAATGGGGTGCGGTAGAAAAAATGCGGGAAAATGCGAAATAAATGAAAAGTGTAATAAAATCAGGCAGTTAGGTTGTGGGGTGGTTTACTGAATGTCGGATAAAATAGCCTTTTTACCGGTGAATTCCTCCCACCGGCGGACAGCAGGGTCGGGTTTTATCTTCGACATTTTGATTTTCAAATGTTCTAAATGTTTATTGATTTTGGTCACTTGGATTTAAAAACCTCATCAAATCCTTCTTTCACCGTCCATAACTGCTCGGCCGTCATCTGCTCGCTCACAATAATTGGTCTATCTTTTACTGCCCCAAAATCCGAGTTGAAGCGTGACCAGTCACAAACCTTTTGTGTCGATGCACGTTTTTGCCAACCCTCTTTTTTCCACTTTTTCCACAGCGGAGTACCGGGATAAGGTATAATTAAGTATGCCTCACCTGTTATTATTCTCACATCTGCCGCAAGCGCGATGCTCTCCATCGCCTGCTCATATGTTTCCTCTGGCGCACCATAAACAAACGAGGCCACTACATTTATATTGTAGTCATTAAGTAATTTAATCGCTTTTAAATTATCCTTTACATGCGCCTTTGGGCCTTTTAAGTATTTCAAGATTTCATCATTCCCACTCTCGAGGCCCATTGCCACGTTCCTTACTCCGATTTTTTTCAGCAACTTCACAGTATCTTTATCTAAAATCGAGGCGCGAGCTAAACACGAAAACTCAATATCACCGTTTTTTATAACAGTATCGTCTCTTATTAGTTCATAGATTTTTTGCAGTCTGCTTTTATTAAAAGCGAATAAGTCATCATAAATATTTATAGCGCTCACACCCTGTTCCTTCACCAAACGCTTTATCTCACTCACAACATGCTCAGGTGAATGGAACCTCACGCCGTGCCAAAAATTACAACTTGAACAAAATACGCAATCAAACGGACAACCCCGACTCGTCATTATATGAGCTTCTTTATTAAATAATTGGCCTGCATATCGTATAGGCGGTTTCAGTTCGTCGAGATTCTCAACAGGCCGCCCTTCCCAGTAATTTGAATGATTTCTGATGTCGCCTATTTTAATTGTGTGTAATATTTCATTAAATGTTTTTTCACCCTCACCAATAACTTTAAAGATTCCATCGGGAACCGATTCGGGACAATGTGTTACATGGTGACCACCCATAACAATAGGTGCATTTGTTGCCCCCTGAATAGCCTCAATAATTTTTAATGCAATGTTGAAGTTCTGAGTTACACTGGTTATACCAACTACTTCGGGCCTCAACCCCCGCACGTATTTTGCAACTTCAGGACCACCTCGTAATATCATTATTTCTGGGTTTAAATTTTTAGGAATATTCGCAGCAAGATAGGCCAGGCTCAATGGTGGATAACGAGTTTCCACACCGTCACCGCGTGATACATTTATAGTTTCAATAAGTAGAATTCGCATATGACCAAGAATAGCACAACTATTAAATGTTTGCAAAATATAGGTACCCTTCGAAATGTTGCAAAAATACCACGGTCGGAAAATAAACCAAAATCGTGATTTTTTAAAATTCGTCAAATGGCCCAAATCGGCCGTTTTTAGGGCTACCTTTACTTCTAACATATAATTTTGCTTAATTTAGACATGATAGGTCTACATTAAAATACACGTACTATATGTATTGTTTCTCTACCGGCGAGTAATTTAAATAGAAAAAAGTGCCTAAATCCAGTGAAACCAAAAAAGTCGATTGCTGTAAGTGGTTGATTTTATTACACCTGATTCAAAAAAAAAAAAAAAGGGGGTAGTAAGGGGGGGGTACATTATAAAAATAAATAAATAAATTACGTTTTACTATAAGAATTATAATTAATTAAATATTTTTGGGAGTGCCCCCCCCCTCCAGGTAAGCCGGTTTTTTTTTTAATTCTTAAAATTATTATGAAAATTATACAATAGGTATTGTTATTTTTAATTAATTTTAAAAAACAGGGAATGACCCTCTAAAAATATTTACTATTATTTTTTTTATTTTAAATAAGTGTGGCAAAAAAAATGTTTTTATGTTAAATTGAAAACATGACGGATAAAAAACAACGAAAAACACGGAAGGCAGGACCAGGCCGACCGGTAGGATCGAAGAATTCATCAATCCGAGGACAAGCAATAGATATGTCATTAACAGAACTAGACAGGGTAGATCATGCCATGCTTCGCTTTGAACAAGGGGAACCTACCGTATCTAATAAAGCCATTCAAGAAAAACTAGGGATACCAGAGCGCCAGGTATCTAAACGACGTAAACGCGACATTTATCAACAGGCATTAATTGAATTACATAAAACACACACCCAAGTCTTGAGGGACGGAAAGGTTAGGGCGGCAAGGAGGCTTGTCGCATTGATCGATGATTCAAGCCCTTCGATCGCACTTGCCGCGTCAAAGGCGCTATTACAATCTGACTTAGCAAGAACTATTAACTTACATTTACAAGGCGGGAAGCTCGAAGAGAAAATAGATACAATGTCTGTTGATGAGCTAGAGGAATTCATCAAGACAGGAACACTCGGACTCCCCGACGGTAAGCTAAACAATGATTGATCCGTATATCTTAAAACAAAAAGCAAAAGCAAAATATAAATTAGAACTACTTAAAGTGTATGATTCACCACACTACTTGGCAGAGTTGTTAGGGTATGATGTGGCCAACCACCACAAACAAATTCTTGATTTTCTAGTAAGGACAAACCCACTACCCAAAAGGTCATTGACACTTGCTCCTCGTGGAGCAGGTAAATCCACAATGGCAACTATCGTTTATCCGTTGTGGAGACTATTAAGAGACCCCGATTTAAGAATACTAATCGTATCAAACACACAACATCAGTCGATAGGATTTTTAAGAGAGATAAGAAAACATATAGAACAGTCGGTAAGGCTAGAGGCATTGTTCGGGATATTGGTGGGCGAGAAGTGGACCCAGGTTGAAATTGATTTATCTATAAGACGTAACATCACAAAAGAAGGAAACATTACAGCGTTTGGTGTATTCGGTGCATTGATCGCCCGCCATTATGATTTAATAATCATGGACGATGTTGTTGATCTTGAGAACGCCAAAACCGAAACAACTCGTGCACAACTAATGCAATGGTTCGGTATGTCATTAATGCCGACGCTTGAGCCACACGGTGAAATTGTAATGGTTGGCACACGTTATCACTTGCATGATTTATATGCTAACATGATAGCTAACCAATACAAAGATGATTTTTTAATTATAAGGGCCATAGACGATGATGGTGTATCGTTTTGGCCTGAGAAATTTACAATTGAGTTTTTAGAAAACATTCGTAAGGAAATATCCACACCTATATTTAATGCACAGTACCAAAACGATCCACGTGACATGACAGGAGGACTATTTAAACCTGAGTGGTTTAGAAACAAGTGGCAATGGGTGAATAATGATTGTATCGCAGTGCCAGACAGTGAGGCAATACACATTCAGCATCTAAATATTTATATGGGTGTTGACTTAGCCATCGGGCAGCGAAAGGTACATGATTATACAGCAATCGTTATTGTGGGGTATCATCAACAGACTGGCGACATTTATATTTTAGAATGTGTTAAGGGCCGGTGGACGCCAGAAGAAACACGGCTAAAAATAATTAATGTGTACGATCGATGGAACAACAAAACAGCTGGTGCGGTGGCGCGTGTTGCAATCGAGAGTATAGCATTTCAGGAATCAATGATATATGCGTTAAAGTCAACATACCCAGCTATGCCCGTAGTTGGTGTAAAACCTCACACTGATAAAGTAACACGCATTACACCTATAATTGCAATGGCGGAGAACAACAGAATATTCACGGCATTCGACGGCACAACGGATTTACTTATTGATGAATTGATAGAATTTCCACAAGGCCAACACGACGATATGTGTGATGCTTTAGAAATGGCCATTACAGGGTCCAGACGGGGTGCAACTATAACCCATAAACCGGAGGGTATGTAATATGATTGAGTGTAAGCCAAGCGAAGGAATGCCAGGATTGTATAACGCAGTGTTACGCCACTGGCAGCGCGTGACCAACAACGAGGAGAATTTAACAATCCTAGACTTAGGTTGCGGCGATTGCCAATTTATAGTTGAAATAATCGGCGAACGTGGTATGCATAACACAGGTGTACGGTACGGTATCGATGCGATTGCAGACCGTGTTAGACCGGGCTATGATTTACGGCGATTAGATTCTTACATAGTAGGCAACGCAATAGATTATATTTACAAATTCAAAGCAAACTCATTTGACGTTATTTTCCTTTTTGATTTCCTCGAGCATCTGGACAAACAAGATGGGTGGGACTTGATAAGTGAAATGAAGCGAGTTGCCCATTATGGTATCGTCATGGAAGGTCCTGAAGGAGTTTGTATCCGCCCCGGCCCTGAATATCTTGGACACGTGTCACACTGGACTGCTGAAGAAATAGCAGACCGTGGTTTTGATGTTGAGGTATTCGATATGTTTCATGGCGATTGCAGTGCAATGGTCGCGTCGTACAAAAAGGATAGGTAAGATGCCATACGAAAATGAACATGCAGCGAGGGTGCGAGAGCCTGGCCAATTTGAGACATGCCGTCGCAAGGATTTGGGTGGCGGCGTCACATTGATAGTTTGCAAAATGAAAGGGTCTACACAATGGTTATCACAATCATACAGATTCAAGAAGAGCGAATTCACGCCACAACAAGCACGCAAATGGATGGCAGACAATAATGAAAAGATTATCCTGTTCGAGGAAGCAAAGGAGTGATTATGTTTAAATTTAGTGACGTATCCAAAGAGCGTTTAGCAATGGCACACCCTGCATTGCAGGATGTATTCAACGAAATAATTAATTTTGTAAATATCGGTATAACATGCAGTGTACGCACTGTTGAAGAGCAAAAGCGATTAGTTGCAGACGGCAAAAGCCAGACGATGAATAGCTATCACATACCAATTGAAGGTCAAAGATATAGCCGTGCAGTTGATATTGTGTGGTACAGCGATTTTAAAGGCGACTACGTTTGGAGTAGCAACCCTTACCGCATAATAGGTCCTGCTGTTGTGGAGCTGGGGCGGCGCAAAGGATATATCATTCGGTGGGGTGGCGACTGGGACAGAGACGGCGACCAACGGGACCAATCGTTTATGGACCTCGTGCATTTCGAATATCGGGGCAAAATATGATTGACCAAAAAAAGCAATCGTCTATTAATCAAATGCATGAACTTGCGGTAACAGCACACAAACGTCTTAATTATCTGAGCGAGATAAAAGAATGGCTTGATGGTTTTGCATTAGTGATGGAGAAGTCAGCGCAAGATGGCGCGATTATTGACAACACAGTTCGTGAAAAAGTGGATAAAATGAAAACGCGCTGTACTGAGATGATAATTGAAGATGCTGAAGAACTATTACAATACGATATTTATGGTGGGGTTAAATGGCAGGCATAAAAACACATGTGCCTGAAGGCATGGACAGGCCGTTACGTGTGTTGCATGTGTCTGCCGATACGTTTGGTTGCGGGTTTTATAGATGCTTCATGCCAAGTTATTTTATGATGGAGCAGGGACTTTGTGAAACAAGGATTTCGGGCAGTGGTGGTGCGACGAAACGTGAACATATCGAATGGGCGGACGTTGTTGTGTTTCAACGTATAATGGAGCCAATAAACGATGCATGGGCCGCCGCACATTTTTTAGGTAAAAAGATCGTTGCGGAGAATGATGATTGGTACGAGAAGGTCCCCGGCAAGAGCGTGGCGAAAAGACATTTTCCAAATAAAATACTAGCGGGTATAAACAAGTCAATGAGCATAGCTGATGGTTTAACTGTAACAACCGATACATTAAAAAAAGCATATGGTAAATTTGGCGTGCCAGTTTATGTAATACCGAACGCAATGGATACAATGGTCGATTATCAATATCCGTACAGATTACCTCATCAGTCATTTGTTATAGGCTACCACGGTAGTGCAACTCATAGCGTTGATTTTGTTGGCGCCCGGGATGCGATAATCGACATCATGAAAGAATATCCACATGTTAGAATTCATGCACTGGGATATTTCCATCAAGACATTATAAACAAGTTTCCAGATCGCGTAATTGTGAGGCCGTGGGTAAACCTAAGTGAGTTTTTTAACGAGATAAGAATGTTAAATGCACATGTTGGATTAGCGCCGATTGACGATATACCTTTTAACCACGCCAAAAGTAACTTAAAATGCATCGAATATGGATTGATACGCCGCCCGTGGATCGCGTCTAAAGTCGGCCCCTATGTTGATATAACTAAAAAAAGCGGTGGTGGTTTACTGGTTAAAAACAAATATCGAGATTGGTATCGGGCATTAAAAACTGTAATTGAAATGCACCCCAACAGCCTCGAGGAAATGGGCCTTAAGGCTCGCAAATACGTTGAAGTGAATTATAATATTCGCATTATTGCGGAAATGTGGTATAATGCATTATTGAGAGTTCATAATGAACCTGCAAACCCAAGAAGGGCGCAAGCATTCCGAAAAGTCATGATGACAATAAATGAAGAAGTAAAGTTTAATCAGATTGTGTGAGGTAGAATACTATGGCAATAGGACTGCAAGGTAAGCGTAGCGTTCACAGATACTGGGTTGACGAATTACAAGAGTTTAACGCCATTTTAAGCGGCCGATTTCGAGAGACAAGCCTGACAACAGGCCAGGTTTTAAATCGTCATGAGCGGCGTGAAATTGAGGCCGTCGATTATTACATCAAGGGTAGAAACAAATACAAATCGAAATATGATGATTATCGTATAACGGGTTATAGACACCATAAGCTATTATATCTCGGCGATTGGTATGATGTATTTCGATACTATCGCTACATGTTGGACACTGATATGCTTTCTACCAGGTCTGGCGGGTTCGTAAACAACCGTAACAAATTAGTGGTATATATTGCAATAAATGTTTTAGGATTATGTAGCCGTAAGATTGCTGACCTGATGGCAGCTGAAACACCGACTATAAAGCCGTGGCATGATGCGCCGGAAGAAATCGAAAAAGCAATTGAACGCATAGCAGACAACAGCGATTTTTCTACAATGCTATATGGCTCGACATTGGCCGGTGGGCCAAAAGGTGACACCATTTGGGTTGTTGAGGCATATGGCGGAGAGGGAAAGAAGAATGTACGCATCAAGCGCATCATGCCTGAAATATGGTTTCCTGATTTAGACCCGGACGATACTGGCAGTATAAAAACTCACAAGTTCGCATGGAAAGTATCAGGCACAGATGAAAACTGCATATTACGTCAGCAAATTTATAACGATTACGGAGTTATTCATACTGCCAATTGGTTGAATGACGATGAGGTTGGTAGATCGTTATCTGAAGAAGAGGAACTCAAGTTTTTAGGTTCGCCGTTACCGGAACCGTTTGTCGTGGATGGTCTAACAAATCCGCTTATAGCTCATATTCCTAATTTACATTTTGATGAAACACACCCATTCGGCATATCTGATTATGTCGATGTGAAATCAATGGCCGATGAATTAGCACACCGCATGACGCAACTTGCAAGGGAACTGGATAAGCATGCTAACTTATCGATGCGAGGACCTGACATAGCGAAAGAAAACACACCTGCCGGTAGGTATTTTAAATTCATGAAGGACGAGCCAGCACCTGAATATATCACATTACCGACAGGTGCACTTGATGCAATGATGAAAGAAGTTGAGTCGTTAATAAAATGGGTTATGATAACGCTTGAGATAGCGCCGGGACTTGTCGGACTAAAAGAGGGTGCAGCGCCGCAAAGGGCCGAAGCGCTACGCATTGAGGCTAATAATTCAGTTGCCAAATCGTTACGCAAGCAACTTTACTTTACAGTCGGTATTCAAAACGCTTTCCGCGCTGCAATGGAACTGGAGAATATTTTACAAATAGAGAACTACAAGGTTGATGGGTATGTGGGTGTAGAGTGGAAGGACGGTCTTCCTGACACACCGACTGAAAAGGCGATGTTGGCACAGATCAGGACCAATGCACAACCAACATGGTCTCAAGAAGATGCAATCGAATACCTAGAGGGGGAGAACGCACCAATAGTGCTTGAACGATTAGGGGTTGAAAAAGATTCGATGGCCACTGAATTTGACATACTCGAAGAGTTGGTGCCGACAGGCGAAGAAACAAACGCGATAGCTGCCCCAGAAGGCAGTGAAGAAATTATTTGAAAGGAGTTAAAAGAATGGCCGAGAAGAAAACCACCAAAAACGAGGCAACTAAAAAACCGGGACATGATTTTGCGAACCTGGTCAAGATCAAAAAACTACTACTTGAATACGCCAATGAAAAAGCGGAACAAGGTGAAAAAAAAGTTGCCAACAATGTGCGATTTGCTGTAGCCGAAATGGAAAACCCCAAGATTATTGAGATTGTCAAAATCGTTCTAGAGGACGGCATCACACCGGCTGAAGGCTTTGCACTTTGTATGCTGACCATGTTTGCATCAATTTGCGATTAAGGAGGTGACGAGCATTGAAAAAAATCATTAGCATGTTGCTTGCAGCCTTACTAATTATAATGCCAACAACGATTTTTACACAAGAAGATTGCTGCGACAATTTTGAAGCGTGTGAACAAATCATGGACGAATGTATAGACAACCTGCAATACTGCACACACGAGGTGGACGAATGCAGGACATTACTTCAGGCATGTGAGAAGAATAACAAGAATGATGGTGACATATCGCTTGCCGATTTGTTTCGCATGATACCTGGATTCAACAAACTGGACAAACCGTTGCAGGTATTAATTGTAAGCGTTGTAACGCTTGGCGTTGCATACGGAATAACCTACTTAGAACCCCCAGGAGAATAATATGAAAAAAGGATTTTTCCAAAAAAATAAAATTCGTCTGGTAATTGTCACACTAATTATAGATGCAATATGCCAGCTTTTAAATGCATACGTGCTTGAGGTCCCGCCCGAAGTCAAAGCGAGCCTATTGGAAGTCGGGCTGTACGTTGCAGCTGCGATAAGCGGAATAGCTATTGCAGCAGAGGCACACATAGATGCAAAAGCAGTCAACAAGGGAGATTCACCATAATTTCCTTTTTTTCCATCAGGGCGGTTTCTTCCCCGCCCATTTTTTAATTGTTTATTATGGCAACCAATATAGTTAAATTCAAACCGATAACCGATGCCCGAATGAACGAATTGACACGGGCAGGCGTAATTTATTCAGGGTACCAAAAAGCACAAGTACGCATTGAAAATATAGTATGGGAGATAGAAAAAATAGGAGTGCCTGTAAGTGAAGCCGAATTCAAAAGATTAAAAAACTTACAATCACAATTAGACCAAACGACAAAACAACTTGAACGTATGGGGCAGAAAACAATTCCAAAGGGCATCAATGCAGCTTATCGAAACATTCAACTTGAATATGCAGATGCAATTACAGATGTGCTACCTGCTGACATGCAATTTAAAGCATCATTTTCAACTATAGACCAACAAAAAGTTATCATTTACGCAGATCAAATAATGACTGATTTAAATGATGCTACAAGGGGTGCTACAAAAAGAGTAAACAACATCATTCGACGTACTGCATTATTAGGTGAAACTGATGCTAAAATAACCCAAGAATTGCAGACATCCCAAATAGCTGGAGAATCCATTCGGCAAATGGCAGGTGTAGTGTCCAAAATCATACAACAAGAAATAGGCAAGAACAAGGGAGTCGTTGTTGTACGCGGCAAGGATGGTATAACGCGGCGCTACCGACTGGACAAGTATGCCGAAACAGTTGTACGCACGCGCACGCGTGAAGTTGCAACAGCAGCTGTAAAACAAACCATGTCTCAGGCCAGTGAAAAGCTGGGTGTCGATCCGATAGTTGAAATCACCAGACATGCAGACGAATCAGATATATGTAAAGGATGGCTAAACAATTCAGTTAACAACAGGTTTGCTTTAGTTCCGAACCACCCCATATACCCGTACTTTGACACAGCAGGTGGCGGAGGCCCACCGTGGCACCCCAATTGCATCCATGTTACAACGCCATACATACCGGACGATTTTTAACTAACTTGACAAATCATCAAACTAAGGTAAGAATATAGTATATGCCTATTTACGAATACGAATGTGAGGAAAGACACGTGACGGAGAAGATATGCAGTCCGTTTGATGTACCTGATTTTACAATGTGCAAATGCGGCAAGCGGGCAAGGCGTATAATGTCTACATTTAATTTTGAATTTAAGAACGTGCTAAAGCTTATAGATGAAAAGCACAAGCACAGGATAGAATTGAAGCGAGAAAAATTAGCAGAAGAAAATTACAAAAAGGAGTCAATGAATGGCTGAAGAAGAAAAGGACAAGAAGTCAATAGAATTTGCCGAAGACGGCAAGGACAAAAAGGATACTGACGAAAAAACGTATAGTGAAGAGTACGTAAAGAAGCTACGTGGCGAAAGCCGTGATAGGCGTATTCGTATTCGAGAACTAGAAGACGAGATGAAAGAGCTTGAAACGCAAGTTGCCAAACTAAATAAAACATCCAAAAAAGACACAGATGAAAACAAAGACAAAACACCTAAACCTGAAAGCATTGAATTAGTGAATGAGCTAAAGATTGAAATTGAAAAAGCCAAGAAGCAAACACGGAATGCTTTGCTTAAAACAGCTTACGCGGTGGAGGCCGCGAAACATGGTGTGGTTGACCCAGACAAGACTTTTCGTTTAATTGATATTGACGATAAACGGCTGGATGTTGACCTCGATAAGAGTTCGGTGGACGGTATGGACGAATTAGTCCAGGACCTCATAAAAGAATGTTCTTGGATTACAAGTACTCAAAAAAGTGATAACAAGGACGCACCACCTGCAGGCGGTACCAAAGGGCCAGGTGCCAGACCACCGAACCAAACGCAACCCGATGGTGCAACTGATTTGCAAAAGTCTTTTGAAAAGGCGAACGAAATTGGCGGGGTAAAAGGCGCGACGCAATACCTTGCAGAAATCAGGGCTGCGAAAGAGAAATAAGTGGTGTAAAAAAAACAAGGAGAAAAGAAAATGGCATTTACAGGAATAGCATCATACGATCCCGGCGCCCCCCCCGGCTATGACATAGCCGAAAGTCTTTCGCCCGTGGTTGCTATGATTGCGAGGGTTGACACTCCGCTGCTTGATCTTTTAGGCACGGACCCCAACCCTGTTTTTTCAACTCATTTCGAATGGCTGGATGAACTACTTGTACCTAATCGCACAAACGCTGCAGCAAGTGCTGCAAGTGGTGCAACATCCATTACCGTAACCACAGGTGAAGGGCAGTATTTCAGGGCTGGGGACATGTTAAAGGTCTCAAACATTTCAACAACTGCAAGTGCTTCATACGTCCGCGATGAAGTCATTCTAATCACAGCAGTTTCGACAGACACACTTACTGTTACTCGAGGTTATGGCAGCACAACGGCTGCCGCAATCGGCAATGGTGACGAGTTACAGCGTATCAGTCGGGCTGCATTAGAGGGTGACGATTCGCCGGGCAGCGCATCGAGGTTGCGCACTCGGCGAGGGAACTGGACTCAGATTTTCACTGAGGATGTCCTCGTGTCGGGTACACGTCAGGCGGTACAAAACATTGGCAACGTCGGCAACGAGCATGACCACCAGCTTGCAAACCGCCTCAAAGAACTGCTGTCCGAACTTGAACGAGCCTGCATAAACTCCGTTGCACCTGCTGCCACGATGCAGGGTAGTTCTACAGTCCGCAGAACGATGGACGGCATCCTTGCACAGATTACTGCGAATGCGATAGACGGGAGTGGTTTTTCCACAGGCATAACAGAAGCCGGTCTCAATTTGGCATTCAGAACCGCATGGGATAACGGTGCATCCAACATCGACTTACTATTGGTACACGGTTACCAGAAACGTGCCATAAATTCGTTCATCGGTTCGAGTGATAGATGGTGGACTCCGAACGATGTAAAATTTAAAGACGTAATCGCGGTGTATGAAAGCGACTATGGACCAGCAAAAGTCATGCTCAACCGTAATGTGCCACGTGACATGGTAATCGGTCTAGACACAAACAGAGTAGGCGTCAAAGTTTTGAGCGGGCGTGGATTTTACGAAAAGCCACTTGCTGAAACTGGCGACTTCGTAAAATCACAGGTGATCGGTGAATACACAACCGAAGTGCGCAATGGGCCGGACGGCGCACATTTCATCATTTCGGACATTCCGTTCACCACGTAAACTAAAGCAACGTGAAGGCTTCCTCCTCTCGTTGTGGGCAAGGGGGTCACCGCCACACCCCCTTGTCCATTTATAAAAATCTATAAAGGAGCAATGAATGCGAAAGAGCACCATCGAATTTACAGAAGGAGCAAAAAAAGAAACCATCAAGGAAAGATGTTTTCTTCACAATCGATTTAAATCATTTGCTATACCGACCGAAATAAACGGCCAGCAGGTGAACATTGTATTCAACAACTGGACATACTGCACGACAGATAAATCGATAATTGAATATTTACAGACACGGGTAGTCAACCGTATGGATATCGTTGAAATACCGGCCGAAAGGCGGCAAGAAGCAATAGGCTTGTTAAAGGCGGGCCAGGCATCTGCGGGTGTTGTTGCCCGGTTGCTTGCCGTAAGATAAATGACATCTGAATACGATTACTTATTTCTGCCTGAAATTCAGCGCATTGCTTATTATAACTCAATTTCGCGTGGGCTGGACCCTGTGCAGAATTGGCGCGAAATGTGGACAATACAACTTACCGCATTTGAAGGTGACCCAACAAATAAGGACTGGAAGGAGATAGAGTTTGAGGCAATCAAGTTAATTCTAGAGGATGCAAATTGGTCGATACCCACATTAAAGTCACAATACGACGAACGTAAGGCGATTTTGAAATATGCTGCAAACGACGTGGGATTTAGCGAAGAGGGCCAATTAAAAGAACTGCTGGGGCGTGTATTTGGTTACAACGTTTGGATACCCAACAAATTTACACAAGGCGATGATAATTTTTTCCGTTGTTTTTTTAACAATTGTGCACGTGAAGAGAATACCCAAACAGAGCCCAGTGTTGGGTGTTATCGCAAATGGCATTTACAACATGATAATGGCAACACGTATTTTGGTTTAAAATCCAACAACCCAGGTGAATTAATTACATGGGCATTTTCATTACCGACATATGCCGACCTGTCTGCTTTAACTATTCGATGGATAGGCCGGTTTAAAAATAACGGCAAGACAGTATTCGGTCCAAACACAGGCGGAACACTTTCAACAAATGGATTATGGGCACTGACAAAAGCCGGTGATGATAAAATATATTGGAATGTTCACGACGGCACCTCACTAAAATCGCTGCCATCTGACGATACACACAACAACGAGATAGTGGAAGTATATTGCATAGTTGACGGTACAAGTATACGGCTGTTTATAGATGGTGTTGAACAGGCTGCGTCACCTATGTCACTTGACGCAGTTCCAGCGTGGTTTTCTGATGACGCTATTTACGTTGGTGACCCGTTGATAGGTGTTAATCATTTTATTGGCAGTAATTTTGAACTGAGCATCAACCATGCGGTAATAACACCGTAAGGAGTTTAACAATGGCCGATTATCCGTCATATGCAACGCTACCGGCTATCGGTGCAATTCAACCAACCATAACTGTACCCTCAACAACCGACATTGACCGTATTAATTTCTATCTTCAAATGGAAGGCGCCAATATAGAATTACGCAAATTCTATCAAAAATTACAAACGGTTTTTTCACTCTATGCCGTGCCGAACGGAACATGGACGTTAACGGCCGTTGCTGCAAGTGGGTCCAGTGCTGTTTACTCCGCAAGTGCATCCGTAAGTGTTGTTGCAGACATTACAACTGAAGTATCCTTAACACTGGCGACAGGCGGCCCGTCGGCGCCGACCGGCGTAACTGAGTTAAACCGTGGCAATTCTTATGGATGGCTCGAAGATGTACGCGGCTATTTCGCAGGACGTTACGGCGCAAGTGCTTGGGACACTCTGGCGGCAAGTGCGCAAGAACAAATAATAATCACTGCAACACAAATGATTGACAGTCAACTATCGTTTATCGGCATACGCCTTGATTCAGGACAAACCCTAGAATTTCCGAGATTTTTGAGGCGGGGATCATTGGTAGATGCTGATAACATGCGGTTTATACCTCGTGAAGTTTTCGAAGCTATGTGTGAGCAGGCATGGTATATTTACGATTGTGGCATAATTCAAAACATGCGCAAACAAATGCAGGCCGATGGAGTCAGTTCCGCATCAATGGGCAGACAAGCTGAATCGTTTGTCGAAAACGCAAGAAACCTACCATCATTAAATCATCTCGCGTTGGAAAAATTAAAACCGTGGATAAGCAAAGCAATTGATTTTAATAACGCTTATTCGCCATACGAGCCGGTGAGCTAATGAAAGCGTGTTTAGCACTGGGCGACGTGGCAACTATTGAGAATAAGAGTGGCGTAAACAGTGCGGGTGAGGACAGCTACTCTTCACCTGTAACTGTCCGATGCCGCTTTGATCGTGTTACTAAATATTCAAGAACGCCCGACGCCAATACTGCGATAACAGATGGCGAATTTATTTTTAATAACGATGTTGTGATAGCGAAAGGTGATCGTGTTTCATGCGAAGGATACATCGGTACAGCCATCGAGGTAACGCCGATAAACGATTTAAATGGTACACAATATTCAATGCAAGTGCTCACGAGGTCTAAGTAATGTTAAAGATGCTATGGAATTTTGGCAGGACCGATAAATTACTTGAAAAAATGGTAAATGAAGGAATGGTGCAAGGGGCAATAAAGGGCGCTAAGATTTCCGGTATTCGCATTATCGGTAAGGCCATGAGGAAAGCACCCGTTAAAACAGGTTTATTACGGTCGAGCGGCTCTGTTCATTTTGACAATGAAAATATATTTTCAACAGGCAGTGAAGGGGCGGGCACGCAAGAAGCCACAAGAAAATGGCAAGTTGTATTAGGTTTCAACACTTCATATGCTGCGGAACAGGATACCCGGCGCGATCTACCACACCCTAAAGGCGGCCAAGCGGGTTATATGACGGATACTTTTAAAGCAGAGCGAACGCCAACATTAAAAACTATTGCTAATGAAATGAAAAAAGAAATGAAGGGCATAAGATAAATGGCCGATTTTTTACAAGAATTGCATAACTGGATTATCGGTAACGATGTATACCATATTGCAGATTCATGCGAAGCTTCTGCAGGATGGTCTAACATCGGCGCAAACACATATGACCCGACACCAGACTCGAACGATTACATTGAAGGAACAGCATCGCTTAAAACCGGCAACTCTGCATCCGGACAAACGTCGATAGGGCACAGTAAGATACTAGACAATCCGTTGAATATGGAACGTATGGAATTCGGAATATTCACTAAAGTAGAGGATATATCACAGCTATCGTCAACCGGCGCTGTTATCATTTATGCTGGAACAGACAACGTTGCTAATGTTTATTTCGACACTTTTCCAGCCTCTGCCATCACAGAGGGCGAATGGTGCAGAGTCGGTAAAAGGCTTACCGATATGAATATATTAGGCCAACCGGACATTAGATCAATTAATTACATTTCAGCACAGTGGCAGTTTGCGAATACAAGTGTTATCATTCCGTTAGGAGATATAAAATTTGATTATATCAATTATGGCCCTGCTGAACATTTGGCAAGTTCGGCAACGTTTTACAACAAGATGCCTGCAACACCTAACTTGTGTGTGGCCCTGTTCGACGCGGGTGGAGCTAATCAGGCACACTCACCGATGCAACGACGTTCTATAAGGATTTTAGTACGTGGTGCAAATCGAAGTGAAGGGATGGACTTGGCGAACCAGGCTCATGCCTTACTTCACGATGGCGCGGGAAGCGCACTGTATAAGAAATCTCTGACGAGATATAAAGTTGAATCATCGAGCGTGATAGCTCCTGTTCAACAAATCGGCATCGACGAAAACAGTTATCTGCTGTTAGGATTCGATGTTGAATTAATCACAAAGGAGATAAATTGATATGGCTGGACTGACAGGAGACATAACTAAAATAGAAGTCGGTGCCCATGTCGTGAAGTTCGGCGCTTCTGGGTCCGAAGTTAATCTGGGATTTACGACCAAAGGTTCGGAAATCACATACACACCTGAATACGTTGATATAATGGTTGATCAACTTGGCAACACCGTCGTTGATAAACGTCTTTCAGGTGAACAGGTTCGGGTAACTTTAAACCTCATGGAAGTGGACACAGACCAGTTACTTCGTGTCATGCCTGCTGCAAGTGCTGCAGCAACCGGTATGGATGTTGGCCGACGTGCTGGATATTCGATCGCACAGGGTGCAAGTGGTGTGTTGATTCTTCACCCAGTGGAATTAGCTGACGCGGATAAAACAAGGGACTGGACGATACCCATAGCCGTTGTCGCATCCCCTGTTACTATTCCCAACAAGGTAGATGAAGCAACCACGTTACCAATCGAATTCCAGGCAATAGCAAACCCGTCGGCAGACAACCCAAAACATCTGCTGCGATATGGTTACTAAGACAAGCACGGACGGTGGGTAAGAAAAATAATTAAGGAGTTTTCATGCGCGACCTGGACAAACTGCTATCAGAGCCGTACAAGGCGAAAATAAAAGGCAAGGTATATTCCATCGAGGACCCCGGCATAGAACTAATGTTAAAATTAGTTCGTTCAAATGAAGCGTTGCAAAGGAATGAATTGGACGCTGAAGAATTCTTCAACACTATTCGTCAGGCAGTGCCGAATATACCAGACAAGGTGTACAACGCTCTCACGATTACTCAAATAGTTACGATGTTTAACGACATCGGAGCACATTTCATGTCGCCCAAAGGAGTTGCGCAAAAAGACCCTTTGTCCGGAAGATCGAGGAAAAAAGGCAAAAAAAC